CAGGCGTGGTGTACCACTGACCCGGACGAGGACAACGGAAAGTATGATTGGTAAACCGTTTGAAAATATTCCGGATCATTTGCGCCCCCTTACCTCTGAAGGGTTCAGCGACAAATTTATGAGACTGGCCAGTAGCGCCGCGTCGTTGATGCGGTCATACAGACTTACAGCCAGCGGGGATTCGGCTTTTGCCAACATGGGATAAAGCTGCTGCAGCCAGACCTGATGAATTGATGAAATGTAGGAATAGAGAACGCTGGCGTTATGTGCAACGTCGCTCAGTACAGAGGGATTTGAAAGCTGTTTCTCCATCTGGTTAAAGGCATTGATGTATGCCTCTTTGAACTGGGCAGCACGTTTACCCGTGAAACCCATAGCAAGAAACGCAAAGCCGTCGCGGGTTATTTGATAGCAAGGTAGTTTGCGGCCTGTGCAATCGGTGTAATCACTCACCGAAAAATTGCGGGAAGTGAATGATGCAGAGCATTCAAGCGTGCGGATCTTTTTCAGTACATCGTCATGACGTTTGGAGAAGAAGTTGGCAACAGCCAGGGATGAAGTAACAGCCTGACCATCAACGATGGCAATTTCAGGTTGAGTGAGGGTTGGGATCGTAGCCATGATGGCAGCCTCCGTTGACTGTGGAAAACTTCCACCACCGGAGCTGCGAAACTCACTGGTGGCAGACTGAACAGGGTTCGCAGTACCGGCGTCAACGGAGACCGGCGAGCCTTTCGGCTCCCCTGCCCAGCCCACCATAATTCTGGCGTGCGTGAGCGCGGACGATAAAAAAGACGCTGGCGCGTCATATATCGCCGTTGACAATTCCGGGCTGCGACCCCCGGCACCCGCTTTATAAGGTGCCTGAGCAGTGTAACGTCCCGGAATTGCAGAATCAATATGCTGGTGGTCCTTCACACTCAACAAAATCACGCCTGAATTTCCACAAAGGACTAAAGCACTCATGCTGGTAGTCTTTGCGAAGATAGATAACGCGCTGTGTTTCTGGCTCCCAACGAATAACATGAACATAAAGTCCTCTTCCGTCACGAAACCAGCGGTTAAGTTCCTGCACAACTCGCCCCCCACAGTCAGGTAAAGTTCTCTGTGGTTACTTACAGCCAGGTGATTTGGTAATCTGCATTCATGCCGTAACAACAGGTGTGCAGCGACACTGACCACCAGCTGTTGCGACAAACGGTTATTTGCCGTTAAACTGTTCATGCGTTAGTTTCTCCACAGTCACGACACGCCACGGCGCCCGGAGCTGCACACTCGCGGGCGTTACTCTTTTCCGGCGCACAAAAAACACGAAATAACAGTGTCAAATGCTCCTGCCACTTCGCCATTACTTGGTAGCTGTTCTCTTCGATCTGCTCGCGTTCAGCTTGGTCAATAACTCCATCAGCAGTTGCCTTGCGTAAGTACTGGGAATGCTTGCCAATCCATTCTATTGACTCCATCAGCCGCTGATTAATGTCACCATTGTCAATGTCATCAATGACCACCAGCGGCACAAACACCCCATTACTACGACGGGCTATTGCATCTGTTACATGCCTGGTACCACTGGCATCCTGTAAAACCATGGCCCACTCAAGTGGAAAAATTTGATCCCCACCGCTACGCAGTCTGTTATGCAATTGATCTTTTGCTGGGGTGATATCATCAGATTTATACAAACCAAGAATTTCTGCTGCTTCCTCATAGCCATGAGGTAAATCAGCAATCGTTCTTCGTATTGCTGCCACCAGCCATGCTGGTTGTTTATCAACTTTCCATTCAGGTTCTTTACCCACGGTTAATTCCTCATTTCTGTGGTGTTTTTATGCCGCAGCACTGTTAGTCTTTTGATATAAAGACACGTCAACTTTCAGTTTCCCGTTAGTAATTTTTTCTAACTGGTACGCTCGGCCTTCAGGAATAATCTCAGGCCACTCTGAAACAGACGGATGCTTAATACCTAGGGCTTCGGCGGTTTTACAAACTCCGCCGAAATAATTAATCACGTCGGATTTCCGCATTTCTGTCTCCCGTTAAATTACGTTAAGCAGAAATGTAGGATATCCAACATGCCAATGTCAAGAATCCTACATTGGCATGTGGTAGGATTGCCTACATGATGAACATGAGTGATCGTATTCGCCAAAGGCGAAAAGAACTGAACCTGACACAACAAGCACTGGCTGATTTGACTGGTGTGAACCGTGTCACGGTTACTGGATGGGAAAAGGACGACTACCAACCAAATGGAGCCAACCTTCAAGCCCTAGCCAACGCACTTAAATGCGATCCTCTGTGGCTTGTTAGCGGAAAAGGCTCGCCTGAACCAAAGATAAATCTAAAACCTGAAATATTCGCAGTTAAAAAAGTCCCCCTCATCTCGTGGGTTCAGGCGGGTTCATGGACAATGACGGAGCCTGGTGTCAGGAAAGAAGATGCTGAAGAGTGGGTTTATACTACCGCCCTTGTATCAGAAATGGCATTTGCACTACGGGTCCGTGGTGATTCAATGACCAATCCCCTCGGCTCACCATCGATACCAGAAGGTTCTATCGTTATCGTAGAGCCAGATATTATTGATACAGAGTGTATTAACGGAAAAATCGTTGTTGCCCATATCAATGGTGGGCAAGAAGCGACACTCAAAAAATTTGTTGAGGACTGGCCGAACAGGTATCTCGTCCCACTAAATCCTAACTATAAAACTATTGAATGCGGTGAGAACTGCAGAATAGTTGGTCTTGTCAAACAAGTAATAATGGATTTTTGACACATCTTCCTCACTATCGCAAAACCGGGGTATCCCCGGTTTTTTTATGAGCCTATCTTTTTATGTAGGATAACCAACATAAACTCTTGACACTCACATGTTGGATATCCTACATTTGTTTTTAGAGTTGTGGTGAATGCGCAGGCTGATGCGCGAAAGACATTGCAGCTATTGCGGAAAATAGCTGCTCGGCGGGGCAATTAAACGCCCGTGAGAGTCTGAAATAACCGCAAGCCGGAGATCAGCACCGGTCACCACAACAGCCACTGCTTTGGCGGTACCAGTTTGTACACTTGCTTCCGGCTGGTACCGCTCTTTTTACAAAACAGAGAAGAGCATCACCGGACGACGGGCTCATAACCCAATCCATCCGGGCGGCTGCCACCGCAGGTGTTCTTCTCTGTTTTGTGGAGAAACCAACCGACCTTGCAGGGTCGATATGATGAGGAGCAGCAAAATGGCTAGCGTACGCAGTACTGATGTGCAGGTATTTATCGTAGAACTGGACGGCGGCGTATTTGAAACCAAACTCGGCGCAGTTCTCAGTGAAGTCGCTTCCGGTGTGATGAACACGAAAAACAAAGGTAAAGTCTCGGTCAATCTGGACATCGAACCGTTTGATGAGAACCGTGTGAAAATCAAACACAAACTCTCATATGTTCGCCCGACTAACCGCGGGAAAATTTCCGAAGAAGACACCACCGAAACGCCGATGTATGTCAATCGAGGTGGTCGCCTGACTATTCTGCAGGAAGACCAGGGACAATTACTGACTCTTGCCGGTGAACCTGACGGAAAACTCCGCGCAGCAGGTCATTAATATCGTTCTTAATTAACTGATTATTTATCTCATCACTGAATATCTTAATATAGTGAGGACTTATTATGTCTCAGAACTTAGACGCAACCGCAATTAATCAAATCCATGCCCTTATTTCTGCTCAGGGTGTTAATGAAATTATCAGTAAGATTGGTGCCGATGCTGTGGCATTGCCTGAGAATTTCCGCATTCATGATCTGGAAAAATTTAATTTAAATCGCTTCCGTTTCCGTGGTGCGCTTTCCACTGCCAGCATCGATGACTTTACCCGTTATTCTAAAGATCTTGCAGATGAAGGCACCCGCTGCTTTATCGATGCCGATAATATGCGTGCCGTCAGTGTGCTTAACCTGGGTACTATTGGTGAACCAGGTCACGCAGATAACACCGCCACACTCAAACTGAAAAAGACAGCACCGTTCTCTGCTCTGTTGTCTGTTAACGGCGAGCGTAACTCCCAGAAGTCACTGGCAGAATGGATTGAAGACTGGGCCGACTATCTTGTGGGCTTTGATGCTAATGGTGACGCTATTAAGGCAACAAAAGCGGCTGCGGCAGTCCGTAAAATCACGATTGAAGCAAACCAGACCGCTGATTTTGAAGATAATGACTTCAGCGGCAAACGCTCCCTGATGGAGTCTGTCGAAGCGAAGACCAAAGACATTATGCCAGTGGTATTTGAATTTAAATGCGTTCCGTTTGAAGGCCTGAAAGAACGTCCGTTTAAATTACGCCTCAGCATTATCACTGGCGATCGTCCTGTACTGGTTCTGCGCATTATTCAGCTGGAAGCAGTGCAGGAAGAAATGGCTAACGAATTTCGTGATCTGCTTGTTGAGAAATTTAAAGACAGCAAAGTAGAAACCTTTATTGGTACTTTCACCGCCTGATTTCATTACTGCAAATGCCCCTGCGGGGGCATTTATGGAAACATAATTGACTCAATAATCGCCTGATGGCGAGGGTTTTCTTTAACCAAAATTCAGCGCGGTGCAGCGCATATAAAGTGGAGAACAAAATGTCATTTATTAAAACTTTTTCCGGGAAGCATTTTTATTATGACAGGATAAATAAAGACGACATCGTGATTAACGATATCGCGGTTTCCCTTTCAAATATCTGTCGCTTTGCAGGACATCTTTCACACTTCTACAGCGTCGCCCAACATGCGGTGCTTTGCAGCCAGCTGGTACCGCAGGAATTTGCTTTTGAAGCGTTAATGCATGATGCAACAGAAGCGTATTGCCAGGACATCCCAGCTCCACTGAAACGCCTTCTTCCTGACTATAAACGGATGGAAGAAAAAATAGACGCCGTAATCCGTGAGAAATACGGGTTACCTCCTGTTATGAGCACGCCTGTGAAATATGCCGATCTCATTATGCTGGCAACCGAACGTCGCGATCTCGGGCTTGATGATGGCTCTTTCTGGCCTGTACTGGAAGGTATCCCGGCGACAGAGATGTTCAAAGTTATTCCACTGTCACCAGGCCATGCCTACGGGATGTTTATGGAACGTTTTAACGAGTTATCGGAGTTACGCACATGCGCATGAGTCTTTCAACTGAACAACCGCTGGAGGGGTAGCAATGAGGTAAGCGACTCGTCAGAACCGTATTGATATTTACTGAGAGCTCAGATCAACTTTCCAGGGCAACAGATCGCGTACCCGGTTTGCCGGCCAGTCCTGGATATGTTCAATGACGTAACGCAGCCACTTTTCTGGCTCCACATTGTTCAGACGGCATGTGCCGATCAGCGAGTACAACACCGCCGCATGTTCAC